CACCATTTCCAGCACCAGAACCTGCCTGAGAATATGGAGAAGTTTTTGATCCTACTCCTGATCCTCCAACATAGACACCAACAGTTGATCCCCCAGTAACTGGTATTGTTCCTGTAACATATCCTCCACTACCTCCACTAAAAGCACCAGATGGGCATTCTCCTACACCTTGCCCACCTGCACCCCATACTTTGGCGGTCATTGATATTGCAGTGCTTGGAACATTTACAGAGTATACTTCATTACCTCCAAGTCCTTTATATTCAAAGGCAAAAATTCCTTGTAGAACAATTCTTGAATCGGTGCCAGCATTACCAGCAGTTCCTCTGTTTGGATGAGAAGATCCATTAGGATATCCACCTGTAAATCCATTAATAACTGATGGATGGACATATCCAGAACCACCACCTCCACCAGAAGAAGCACGAGATCCATCTCCATAGTCATTACCACCTGCACCGCCTCCACCACCGTAGTATCCAGCACCGCCTCCACCACCGCCGCTAGCGTTTGAATATCCAAAACCTGTTGATCCAGATCCACCAGCACCACCTTGAAGAGCACTTCCAGAAGATCCATTAGCACTAACAGGTATAGTTTGACTACTAGTAACATTTCTCTCGCCAGAGCAAGTTATTGTATGATATCGAACATTAATCGCGCTGTTATCATCATTTCTAAACCACCTTACTCTAAATCCATTTGAAGTTTTGTTATCAACAACAGAATAAAATCCTGCTGGTACAAGTGTTCCATTTGCGGATATATTTTGATAAGCACTAACATTGCTAGTAGATACTGAGTAACTACTATTATTATATGGAGTATTAAAGGACCAATTATAATCGAAAGTATTTGTGTGAGATATAGTAGCTTCTCCAGTGGAATTAAGGACAGTATTAACACCTCCGGATCTTTCGTGGTACACACCAGCTTCTGTTGGTGAATTACTGACTGTTTGTGTTGTTGTCTTTGTATAACTACTCGAAGCGGTTCCACCAGCACCACCAGAACTTTGCGTTCCTCCTCCACCACCAGTGGATGAAATTTGACTATCTGGTGAATTTTGACCGGCAGATCCTGATGGTCCACCACCAGCTCCACCAGTGCAATTACCAATCGATGATGCTCCCCCTCCTCCACCACCTGCTATCAATCTTGCATTTGTTTGATTGATTGTTGATGATGAAAAAATTCCAGCAAGTCCACCACCTCCCTCTGCGGTATTTGCCCCTGTACCACTTCCAGGACCTGCTGAACCACTTCCATAATTTAATCTCATATAGAGACTACTACCCTGACTTAAATTAAAAGTGCCATATGAATATCCACCTAATCCACCTTGTGGACCTTTTCCTCCTTGACCCCAAATAAAAGCTTTAAGTTTTACATTTGTTGCAGCAGTGTAAGTATATTCAGTTTGACCATCTAAAATTAGATTTCCATTAGTGGCAAAATCCCAATATTCTATACCATTAACTGTTGGGAGGATCTGACCAACACCAGTTGATTGTGAACCTTGAATATAGACAGAAGATGTAGTATTTAAAATTGGACCAGTAATGGAATTTTGTCGTATTTGAACTACAAATGCTTCTCCATCTTCTACAACACCATCAGCAGCAACAGTTTTTGTAAAAGATCCAGTATTACTATTGATAACAAAAGATCCTGATAATGAATTATCTGTAAAATCTGATGCAGTAATAGTTCCTAATGTTCCACTTATGGTGTAATAAAGAGTGGTTCCATCAGGTATACCATCTGTGGTTACTGTAACTGTAATTTGGGTTCCTTCTGTTAAATTAGTTGGAGTTACACTTGCATTGGCAGTAACACTTTGTCCACCAAAACCATATGCACTAGCGTTTAATGAAGATTGAGTTCCAAGTATTGGCATTATCCAAATCTAGTAAGAGTTCCTAAAACTGTAAAGTTTTGATTACTGTTTTTAATTATCGCAAAAGTATATGAATTTATTGAGTTTGAGAATCCAGATGATGGTGGAGATGAACCAATCCATTTGACGGTAACAGCGTCGCCATCAATTTTGAATCCAGTTGTGCTTGGATTTAATATTACATAAGCAGAGGATCCCATAGGTATCAAAGTTGTAACTACAATACTCCTTTTCTCTAACATTACAGAATTTAAAGAAGCACTTTCGTTTGCTCTTATATTAAAGGTGAAATTACCAGAGGCGTTTGATGTAAAATTATGCAGAGACCCATCTAAAACATTAATATTAATTTCTCCAGTTACAGAAACTTCACTTACTACATTTTTTTCAAAAATTTCTTTTACCGATGCACTAGATTGTAAATCAAGGGATCCTATAACCTCAGCATTACCAAGAGAATTTAGAGTTCCGTAAGAATTTACATCATTATTAAAGTAAACCGCATCGGTAAAAGTCTTTAAATCTGTGAGATTTTCTCTATCTTCAAATGACATAAGTAATCCTCTTATAAGAAACCACCAAGAGTTCCAAGCGCCTTATCTAGAACGTATGTACCTTTAAAGACTCCGTTAATGAAAGTTGCTTGTTCTGGGGCAAGATTACCTGCAAGAGCATCGCAGTTTGAAATATTTGATTTTAGATCTATTTTATTTCCTGCTTCTATTCTTACATTATTTCCTGCTTTTAGCGTTAGATTTTCATCAGCATCAACAACAACATTTGCACCACGAATTCTTACCTGCCCATTCTTTTCGGCAGTAATCCAAACATCACCATTTTTTCCTGTGATTACGATGTCAACACCAGTTGAAGTGCTCTTTTGCCCCCCAATAATTTCAATAGACTGATCATTGTAGATGTGGAATATTCCACCAAAAGACATTCCTACAAGAGAAACATCTCTCTCATCAGTTACACCGTATAAATTGTAAACATCAGTACCATTCAATCCCATCTGGGGATTGCCAGTATCAATTCTAAAATGTGGACTAAAAGACGTATATTTTCTTCTCTGCCAATTTTGTTTATCGAAAGGTCTTTGTGCCATACTACTTAGTGATACAATCTATTTGCTGTTTAACAGGACCTTGATATTGTTGTCTTTGCTTCAATCTTGCTTTTAACTTTGCTCCATATCCAGTCTCACTGATCACTTTAAAAACTGGTAACTCTTGAACTTCTTTGACGTCATTCAATTGACTATTTATTGGCGATACTTTTATAATTTCACCATTATCACCAACTTGAATTTGATATTCAACTCTTGTTTCAGTTGTCCCTGGAACAAATCCACTTGTAGAAATATCAATTACTCTATCTGTATTCTTGTATCCAACTCCTGGATCAATAATAGTAATACTGTCAATGACATAAGGTGGATTTGGACTTGTATCTTCTACTCTATCGCTAACTGGATAATTTTCACCTTCGGAAACGACATAAATTTCAACTACTTGTCCATAAGTCGGTGACTCTTCATCATAATCAATAATCGCCCTTGCTACTGCACCATATCCTTGATTACATTCATCAACAATTTCTACAAATGGTGGGAAATCATAATTAGATCCGCCATCAAGGATATCAAATCCAACAATACTTCCGGTTGCACTTTCACCATCACCAACAATGGATCCAATGACTGCATTCGCCACTGCACCAGATCCAGTGCTTCCAAATATTTTAACTTTAACACCACCACAATTTAAAGGTGGACCTCCATAACAATCAGAAATGAGACCTTTGAATCCTGGGTTTGAGAATCCAGTTCCAAAGAAATCGAGAGCACCTACATCTTTAACGAGATCATCCACTGCCTCTCCCGTATTGATAAATGATTCTGCGATAGAAGCTGCTAGGTTTGCAGATTCTAAAATAGTTGATAATTCAATTCCTGGTTCTTCTTTTGCACCTTTTCCGATTACCCACTGATTTGTTGGAGAATTATAATCTGGTGCAACTTCATTACAAGAAAGACGGAAGTTTCCACTCAGTAAACCTTCTACACTTGATCTTAGGAATGAAATTAGATTGAATCCCATTAAAATCTTTTCTACACCACCTAGGATTGGCGTTAGTATTGAGTCTATGCCACCAATAACATGATTGAGTAAACCACCAATAAATTGCTCAGAAATACAACTTACAAAATTCTCAACATTATCCGCAACAGATCTTAAAAGACCTTTAATTATATTTCCGATTGAACTTAATACTGAATTTGCGACACAAGGAAGTGCTTTTTCAATTGCTTTAACTGGTTCAATCATCGCTTCTTGTGCGGCAACTCCTGCCTTATGTGCAATAGTATCACTTTTAGTTGCTGCAAAAACTATTGCATACACTGTTCTATAAAGAAGTTTTAGACCAGCATTTAAGATCGGTTCTAAACTTTTGTATACGCTGCTTAACACATTACCAATCAATCCACTAGCAATTTTTTGAATTTTTGCTGTTATTTTTCCAATTTCTGCATTAATTAATTCCTTTGTTCTACCTACTGCACCCGAAACATTATCCGAAATAGACTGTACTCTGTTAATAAAATTATCAATCTCCGTTGTCATCTTATTGAGAGTACTTGAAGTTGATCCAGTCGCCGCTTTTATAGTATCTCCAATACCACTGTAATAAGATCTTTCATCTTCACCTATTTTCTTCGCTTGACTAGGCGATACGTGTCTTGGAGACTTTTGTGAGTTAGCATTATTTTCATTCGATTCATTCTTGACAACATTTGCACCATCATTATCAACTTTACTAGTATAACCAGTATAGGGTTGGAATGGACCAGTATATTCATTAGTAGGAACTAATGAAGTTCTACCAAATACTCCAAGAATAACTGGGAGACTGTAATCTGGTGCTCCATCTAAGAAAAACCCAAATACAGTGTCTCCTGGAGAAATAGAAACACTCGTTGCTTGGTTTGCTGCACCAGAACCAGCAGTTGTTGGCAACATTACTTGTGCCCATCTCAATTCATCATCAGATAGTTCTGACAATTTTGGAGAGTCATATCCAAGAATACGAACCTTATACCTGTTTCCCCATCCAGCACCGTTAACTTGTCCATGATGATTTTCTTCTGGTGGAATTTGACCAATCCACCATATGAAACCATCTTTTCCTATAAAATTACTTTTTATCAGAGATTGCTCTAACATTCTTTAATCTACCTGATTATTAGTTCCGTATTTGCCAAAAGTATCTCTAATTAATTTCAAAGAAGTATATGATCCCGTTGAATCAAAGTGATGGCATAGTGCTTTAATCATATATAGACCACTTTGTTCTTGATCAAATTCTTTCTTTTTGGAGGTTGTTGTTTTAGGAAATTGACATTCAATAATATCTCCTGCCCTCAGATTTGTATTTGATGGTACAGTCAATGTCAATACTTGTGTGAAAAGTGTATTATACCTCATCAATGATTGTGCCTGGTATTGCGTAGAATCTGCATTTTGCTGTAACGATACCTCTGGTTCAAAAGTTCCAATGTCTGCAATGGTTGCAACTACTCTTGAAGTTGTTTCACCTAGGTCTAAATCTACTGCATCAGAAAAAGAAATCTTTGGTGGATTCAGTTCTTTTCCCAGATTTTTTGATTTTCCAGAATATTCATTTTTACCATAATTTAAAATGGTTGTTTGGAATGTTAATGGATTGAAGATAACTCTTTCAGTAGCAAAAGCACCCATTCTCAGATTTTCTAATAATTTTTGATTTTTATTTGTATTGTATGTTAAAATGTTAAAATCATTGTTTCGTTCACTAGATGATTTATTGATTTCTGTATATGTGTAACTTGCCTTCGGTTCTTGTGTGATCAAACTATCAAGAGACTTGAAAAAGAATCCATCTTTAGTTTGAAAGAAAACAAAACCAGCAGTTGCACCGTCTTTTGATATTTCTGGAACTGCTTTTGATGCAAGAGTTACTAATAAACTAAATGGTTTTCTAGAATTTCCTAGAAATCCATACTTGTTTGATGTTTGATCAATCTCAATTGGTTTATTAGTCCTGATGTATTCCTTAATAATATTTTCGGCGGAAGCGGATATTGGTGAAGATGTTGGGTATTTTTTTGTGACGTTTTGTGTTTCGTTTATAATTGCTTCTTTTGAGGACAGATGTAATACAAAAGTCTCTCTTTGATTTTCACTAATAACATTACCAATACTTGAAACATAAAGATTATCTTCTTGATTTGTTGCAAAATCTAATCCAGGATTTGTTGGAGAGTTTCCTGCAATTTTCATCAAAACTCTTTCACCACCTCTCAGAGGAAGACCCTGATATATTGATTGCAGTTCTCCATCAGGTGTCATACAAACCAAATCAGGATTTCCTTGATTATCTGATCCTGGAATTGAATTTCCAGAGTTTGTAATTACTAGTGTTGCACTGATTGTTGGTGAAAATATATCCTCATAATAATCAATCGAAACCGTCCCCATTTTAACATCAACAGTCTTTTTACCATCCTGAGATTCTAGTGTTAAAGTTTCGTATATTGACCTGTTGATTGCTGCCATTTATGATTACGCTAGTGTAAAATACTGACTTTGTTCGATATATCTATTTAATCCACTTGTATCACCAGTTGGAATACTTATCCCACCACCTCTTGAATGTGATGCTGGCGCTTGGGCAACTTGTGATTGATCTGGTAGTGGAACAACTATCGTCTGCCCTTTTCTTTCTGTTGTGATTTGTGTTGCTGCTTGTGCCCCTGCTGGCTTTGCACTAGCAATCTGCATCGATGATGTTGCTGCTGGTTTTGCCGCAGTCTGAGGAGCGGCAGTTTTTCTTCCAATGTCTAAAAGGTTTAGATATGGTTTAGGGTCAATTGGTTTTCCATTTGGACGAACTTCATAGTGTAAGTGTATTCCACTACCAGATCCTGTATTTCCAATCTCACCTATGACTTCTCCGTTATATGGTCCAAGTTTAACGAATATTCTTGCCAAGTGTGCAAAATAATATTCTGTGGTTCCAGATTTAATAATGACGAGATTTCCATATCCACCAGCATTACCAGCATAAGTGACTGTACCAGATGATTTAAATCCAACTAACCATCCTCTTTGTCCACTTGTTCCAATATCAATACCTGCATGACTTCTTGTAGGAGTTCTATATGCACCATAATTTCCACCTCCACCAGAGAGTCCAACCGTTGGTGTTCCGCCAGCAGGTCCAGATACATTGATTTCATCAATGACACGTGATTTTGCTAATGGTGTAGATGGTGATACTGGTGCAGGAAGATTGAAAGGTGCTGCACCACCTTTACGAATTGGTAGTGGTATTGCACCAGATGGGTTTGATGTTATGAATTGATTATCACCATTTCCTCCACGCCAAACACTACCAGGAATACGTCCACTGGCGTCTGCTTGTATATTATTTCTTGCGTTACTATCACTATTAACCGCCCTGACAGTTGCAGGACTACCTCTAAATTCTAGTGCTCCTCCTACAAATTTTGCAGCACTTGCTTGTAGCGATTGATCCTGAATATTTTTAATGATTCCTAACAAGGCAGCCTGAGATTGTCCAGACCATTTTGATGCATCTTCCAAAGTTTGTATTTTTCTAAATGCACTTGCCCCTCTCTTCTGGACACCTTCAAATTGTCCTGATGCTGCAAGAATGTCGGTATATGTATTGCCATATGTTCCCATTGCTTTTCTATTGACAACAACTTGCATCATATCAACAACAGATTGCTTTCCACTGCCTTCGGTTGATAATGCAGCCGCTATACGGAACATCTCCGGTGACTGAGCACTAGGAAGAGCAGTTCCACCGCCAGTACCACCAGGAACTCCCTCAGGTGCTCCTGGTTCTGGTCTATCGTCTGGAATATCAATCGTGTCAAATCCAAGATCAAGTGGTTCTGAAAGAAGATCTATCGCCCTATTAAAATCGTTCTCCAATCCTAACATTCCTGATTGAATTGTAGATAAACTATTGTCAAGCAATTGCTTTTGAGTACTGAAATCAAATGCGATTAAATTTCTAAAAGTTCCCGTCAAAAGACCACCAAATCCAGATAGTATAGAAGTCAAATTACCTACAAAAGATCTCAATACCCCATACAACCTTCTCATTCTATCAATAAGTTGTTCACCAAGACTGATAATTGTTGGTAGATTATTCAATAACCAACCAACCATTAAAGTGCCTATAAAATCTAATATTCTACCAAGAAATCCTTTTGTACTTGAAGAGATTACTTTTCCTTGTCGTTTGATTGCACCACCAACACCAGAAGCCTCAATAATATCTTCTCTTTCTCTTCTTCTAACTGCTTCTCTTCTTTTTTGGAAATTAGATACAGAAAGTCTTATCGCTTGTTGCTTTTGTCTATTACTATTTGACAATGAAGTATTGATATTCATTGCAGTCTTTTGAGTACTATTAATACTCTTATTAAAAGACATCACAGACTTTTTAATCTTATCAACACCTATCGATGATTTTAGTAAGGTTCCTTGAAGTTTTGTTGCCATACTATGTCATCGGAACGTTATATACTGAATGTGAATAAACAACATAAAAATTATTCGGATTTTCTGGATCAATAGAAGGAATGGAAGTTGCAGGATCAGAACTTTGATTTGTAGATTTTGGTTTTGATGCCATTTTTCCACCCATAGGCATAGGAATAATTGTTGGCGATGGTTCTGGTAAAGGTCCAATACTTTCCGCTTTCATTGCCACTTCTTGTTTTATTGGGGTTATTTCAGCAATGGGAGTTTTCGAAGAAGTAGAACTAAATGTATCCGCTAGATTGATTGTTTCTGTTCCAGTCAACTGAGATACTAGAATCTCACCATATTGTGCTGGTTGTGCAAAATCTTGTTTTTCTGACTCTGATACAATATCTGATTTTTGCTTATTATCACCCATTAAGTTTTCAGAATTAAAAGCAATATCAGTTACTTTACTCTGAATTGGTTGAGAACTTGTTGTGCCAGGATCACTCCCAAACATTTCAGTGGTCTTATCATAAAAACCTTTAAACATATCTGTCGCTGGACCATAACTAAAAAATCCAGCGGCAAGTGATGCTGGAACTTTTATAATTGGTGGTAAAGGCAATTTCATTACCCCACCAGCAACACCAGCAGATACTCCACCACCAAAAAAATTACTAGTATATGCTTTTGCAGGATCTTCTCCTTGTATAGTATCAATCGTTCCACCAATCAATCCACCCCCAAGAGCACCTTGAAGGAGACTTGTTGGTGCTAGTCTATTAATTCCTTGCCCACTAACCTGCTGAGATGCTTGACCAGTTGTTTTTGGTGGTGTTTGTGGTTTTCCACCAGCAGGAGTTCCTCCACTACCAGGTCTTGAAAATCCTGGAAGAATATTCTTAATCTTAGGTATAATTTTATTTGCAGCACCCTTGACACCATCAAGAAGTGCCTGAACTGGTCTTAAAAATAATCCAACAGCAACAGCAGTTGTGATTCGCGCAGCAACTCTTGTAAGTACATTGAATACTGCTGTCAATCCAAATCTTATTCCACCATATATTCCACCAATAATACCAAGATTTTTTAAGACATTATTTCTAATTTCTTCTAATTTTTGCTTATTATCATCACCAAGAGCTTTGATAGTTTCTATGCCTTGGTTAATTAACCAACCACCCAAAAGAGTGGTAAAAAATTGCATTACACGTGAAAGTGTAAATGATGCCTTTGCTGCAACTTTTTGAACTGGACTTACAAGTGCATTTTGTATTCTTCTTTCAATTATACTTTCTTTACCTTCTCTTAACTGTTGCTCAGCAAGTCTTCTTTCCTGTTCTTGTTCTTGAGAGTCTTTCCGTCTTTCTAATGCAGAACTTTGCACTACGTTTCCATAAACGTTTTGCATTGCAACGTTCAGGGAATTAACCTGTTGTGTTAATGATGATAATTGCTCAGAAACTGTATTTAATGCTAATGAGTTTCTTTGAATTAATGAAGTTGTAACTGGATCTGGTTGAGAAATCGCAGGAGGTGGTGGTGGTGCCGCACTTACAAAAGCATCTGCAGACACTGTTCTTCTAGCGACTCTTAATCCTCCTGATAGTGGCGATTTAATCTCAGCCATTTATTCCTTGTTTTAGATTTTCCTCTTCAATATATTGTTTAAGTAGAGAAAGATAAATTTCTCTTTCCCAAGGTATCATATTTTCTAGTTCTGTCAAGCTATATTTATGGTGCTGAATCAAAGCAAAGTTAACTTTATAGTATGACTCAAGATCCTCGTGAGCCATACTCACGCGAAAAAAGATGTCAGACCCTCCAAGACAACTTCACTTTCGACACCAGTTTTTGGATTTTTAACAGTAATAGTATGAGAAAGTTTAGGCATTGTATCAAAGAATTTTTCAATTTCTTTGAACTGTTTTGAACTTAACTGCTCAACAAACTCCAAAAGTTCTTTCTTAGTACAATCTTTTGCTGCCCAAGATTCTTCTTCCGAATAAACTTGCTCTATGCAAGATGCAATAAGATCAAAAGTTTCTTTTACTCCAATCTCAGTTCCAGCGGTAAAATTACTCTTAATAAACTCGTCCATCGATGGATATTTCATTCTCAACATTAAAGTATCGTCGAGTTTAATATCTCTTGAATGATCTTCACTTACTTGAACTTGAATTTCATCAAGATTAATCAACGTAGGAACCTGAGTAACATTATCATCTGGACAAGTAATAAGAACTTCTACATCCTCCCCAACAGATTTTCCACGAATATTGAGGAATAGGTATTCAATGTCAAACGTTGAAAGTTCTTCTACTTTTATCCCTTTTGTGAGAATACAATCAGAGATAACAGTTTTAACCGCATTTGCAATTTGCTTACTATCCTCACTTTCCATTGCAATGATTAAAACTTTTTCTTCCTTAACTAGAAAAGGTCTAAACTTAATCGTTTTTTTAGAAGAAGGAATTTCCAACTCATAGGTTGGTGTGGAAATTTTAGGTAAAGGCATAATAATCCTTACAAATCAGATAAAGATATTTAGAGAACTCTTCTAGATCCTATTACAGAGTTTGCTGAATTTGAGTTGTTGGAAGATCCACCAAAGAATCCACCAGAAATAGTATCATAAATTTGTCCAGTAACGATTGCTTCACCCGTCGAAACATTAGATGGTCTAAATCTAACTCCACCAGCGCCAGCTGCACCAGCAGATACTGGAACATACACTGGACGATTTGAACTCGTTTCGTTTAAGAAATTAGTTGATATTTCAGAAACTTGATTATTATCTTCTCTTCTGGCAATATCAAAACTATATGTTCTTCCACAAACATATCTCTCATAATTAAATGATGCACTTGCCTTTAAAATTCCAGATGATTCGTAAGATATTGCAGTCGAGTTTAAAGTAAGTGGGAATAAACCATAGAAAGTATACTCAATATAATTTCTATAATCTCGATCAAATTTTATGATTCTTGAAGCACTACACTTATATTCATCAGGATATCTCATTCTAAAATAATACCCATCCTGGTAGGGTTGCTCCCTAGAACCACTGGAAATAAACTCCATCCAGTGTTCTAAAAACTTTAAAGTTTTATATGATCGGTCAACATAAAACTCTAAATCAATCTGAGTAAAAGTTCTAGTGTGTGCCATTTTCTCTGCAACACCAGTATAATTTCCAACAATATCAGCAGTCGCAAAAGAACTTCCTGGTAAAGATGCAGAATTGCAAAGAAGTCCAACTGATTCACCAATAAATCGTGAATCAATTCCTCTTAATCTTAAATATGATCTTAAAGGTCCTGATAAACCACCAAAAACTACCTGATAATGTGAAGTCTGTGCAAGATTTGTAAAAAGTGGTTTAAACTCTGATATTTTTCTTGGTCTTGGTGCGGGCACTCTAAATACCTATTATGAGTATTTTAGTTATTTAGATGTCGTATAAGGGAAAATACAAACCATCATATCCAGAAAAATATAAAGGAGATCCCACAAACATCATATACAGATCATTGTGGGAGAGAAAGTTTTGTGTATACTGTGATTTGAATGAAAATGTTTTGGAGTGGGCATCGGAAGAAAAGTGTGTTGTTTATCGTTCTCCTATTGATGGAAAACCTCACAGGTACTTTCCAGACTTTATTATAAAAGTTAAAGAGGAGAATGGAACAATCAAAAAATATGTGATCGAGATTAAACCAAAAAGACAAACTGTTCCACCACCTAAACCGAAAAGACAAACAAAAGGATACTTATATGAAGCATATGAGTATGCCAAGAATCAGGCAAAGTGGGCAGCGGCAAGAGAATGGTGTGCGGATCGTGGTTATGAATTTAAAGTTCTAACAGAGAACGAGTTAGGTATCAAGTAATGGCAGAAAAGAGAGAAACTCTACTCCAGTCACAAAGAAGAAAACTTGCTGAACAGAGATCGGCAAAAAATCCAACGGATACTGATACCAATCGCAATAGAGTTCGTTCCGTTTTAGACAATATTACCGGAAAAGAAAGTGGTGATGACTTGATGCTTGAACTTTTAGAAGTTGTACAAGAGAGTGGAAAAGTTCCTCAGGTGGGTAAGTTTTATATTTTCGTTTACAATGCCAAAACACCAAATATTAGATATGACCAAAATCCACTAGTTGCAGTGACTGATGTTTTTGAGTGGGGATTTAGAGGTTTAAATATGCATTGGGGTGAAACTCGTCAATATACTTGGAATGAAGTTGTTGGTTCTGTTTATGAGGTTTATTCTTCTGAAATCAAAGATTTGCAGGCAATACCTTTTGCAAATTTTCGTCTAAATACTTAAAAAAGTAGTATAAATGCCCCTTAATGTTGGTGCTCCTATTGGGAGCAATGCATACACCACTGCTGCAACACAAAATGCATATGCAAATGCCTATGCGGGAGCAACAGCGTCTAGTTCTTTAAATTCTGGTGGTGGAAAAAAGAGTTTTAGATATCCACTGAAAAGTTTAGACAATACAGCAGATTATTTGGAGATAAAAATATTTGATTATATTGCTGGTGGACTTAATTTTGGACCACCAGTTCAAATACCAACAGCACAACAAAGGCAAAAAGCAAATAAAGTTAGTCCAACACATTACATAATTCTACCAATACCACAAAATATTAGTGATACGTCTTCAGTATCTTGGGGTGAAGATACATTAAATCCATTTGAAGCTGCTGGTCTTGGTCTTGGGAATGCAGTTCAAGAAAATCCACTTGATACTGGAGATAAAATTATTGAATTTTTTAAAAAAAGTTCAGATGCATTTAACGATCCACAACTACAAAAAGCAATACAAACTGCAATTTCAGGTAAAGCATTAAGTGCTCTTGGTGGTAATGTAAGTGTAACAAGTCTTATATCGAGAGCAACTGGACAAGTTCTTAATTCAAATCTTGAACTTCTCTTTCAAGGTGTAAACCTACGTTCGTTCCAATTTACATTTGACCTTGCACCAAGATCAAGAGTAGAAGCAGAAGAAGTTAAACAAATTATCAGAACCCTTAAACAAACAATGTCTGCCAAAAATGGTGGAGCTGGATCTGGAAGTAACACTAATGCTGGATTGTTTATAAGTGCTCCCAGTGTATATCAATTAACATATAAAACTGGTCCTAGAAAACATCAGTTTTTAAATACATTTAAACCCTGTGCATTAACTGATGTTTCTGTAAACTATACTGCATCTGGAACTTATTCAACATATGAAGATGGAGCACCAGTTCATATGCAAATGGCTTTGGCATTTAAAGAAATCAACCCGATTTACGCAGAAGATTATCTCGAACCAGAAGCACAAGAAGGAGTAGGTTACTAAAATGAGTTATTTTAGAGAACTACCAGACGTAGAAATACCATCACCTCTTTCACATAAAAATTCTTCACGAGATTATGTAAGAATTAAAAATTTATTTCGTAGAGTCAAACTTTTAGATTGGTTGCAAGATAAGGCAACTCTGTTTGATAAATTTCAAATACCTGAAGGTGCAAGACCAGATACTGTTGCTCAACTAGTTTATGGTAGTGCTGATTATGATTGGGTAGTTCTTCTTACAGCAGGAATTATAAATGTACGGGATCAATGGCCTCTTTCAAATCGTGATCTATATGTATATGCAGAAAATAAATATACTACCCAAAATTTAAATGATATTCATCACTATGAGACTGTTGAAGTAAGAGATCAGAAAGGAAGATTAATATTACAAAGGGGGCAAAAAGTTGATTCCAACTTTAAAATAGTAGTTTCCGCTGGTTCTACCTATACAAGTATTGGTGCAAATGAAAATCAAGTATTTACACCAGACTCAACAGGTGAAATAAATCCAGTTATAGGTGTATCTAATTATGAATACGAATCAATTAGAAATGAAGAAAAAAGACAAATTTATATTTTGAAAGTAGGATACTTACAACAATTCCTGAATGATATGAGAGTTATTATGAATTATGGAAAAAGTTCTCAATATGTTGATAAAAAACTAATCAGAACGGAGAACAACCGTATCGTCTGACCATAAGAGATTTAACTTTTTATCAAACATCATAACATAACGGTGCTTGCGGGAGCGTTCTTTCCATTCTCCCTCAGCACCTTTTATTTTACCTCTTGAATGTTTGGTGCCGTCTGCAAAGTAAAAATCTTTTTTTGCGTCTGTAAGACCGCAATATTTAAAGTTGCAAGCACGATAAATTGTACCATCGTGAAAATCAGAATCCGCGTAAGAAATGATTGCTGAGACGCTTGTATCCTTGCGAAATTGTCTAATCGCTTTTGCAACGAACCAAGAAGTAATGTTGTACTCTTGTGACTGTGTATCTGGGTGGATACAGAGTCGAGAGAGTTCAAAGAGTCCTTGTTGTTGGTTTCGTTCAAGACCAAATGCTCCTTTTGCTATTTCTGGAACTGGAAGTCCTGTGAAGATGCAGACTCCCTGTAAACCTCCAATATTTAGTGGAGAGAATTCATTTTTCTTGAAAAGACCATAGTTATAACCAGACTTAAATCCCTTAGATATATCTTTCAGATAATGATATTTCAGCAGCAGTTCTCCCGCTTGCTGCTTAGTAATTCTATCAATGTAAAAATCAGACTTCATAAAAAAAGGGGAGACCCTTGCCTCCCCAGTATTATAGCACTTAATCAGTCTTCTGCCAAGCGGGCGAAGTAGGAAAGTGCATCGTCATCCTCATCTTCCTCCACAGCAGCACGGCGAGTGGTAGGTTTCAGATTGTTGAGTTCACTGCGAAGATCTTCATCAAGATCCTTCACAGGACCACGGGAATACTCTTCTTCATCGGCAACGTCAGGATCTTGATAACGGGGAGTGCCTTTGTTACCCAGCACATAATCAAGACGCTTTTTCAGTTCATCGTAAGATTTAAACTGATCAGCAGCGACGAGTTCAGCAAGAGAATACTGCTTCTTCCAGATTGCTTCCATTGCTTCGTCATCATCCAAAAGTGCTTCTGGACGTGCAAACTCGGAAGAATCGTAGTTACGATAACCAGCAACGTTCTTTGCTTTCAGTTTGAAGTTAGCACCTTGCCAGAAGTCAAACGGATCGATTGCTTCCTCATCTTCAAACTCAGGTTGCATTGCAGCGGTGAGTTTATCAAAGATCTTCTTACCATACTTGAACAGGAAGACCTTACCTTCATTAGCAGGGTTAGCAGGATCCTTTACCACATAGATGTTGGAAACATAGGTCAGTTTACGCTTCTGCTTACGGGCAAGTTCCTTACCAGCATCAGTACCGTTGTTCCACAGTTCGGAGTTCAGTTCCGATACGGGATCCTTCTGACCCAGAGTAGTCAGGGAGTTCTCAATATACCAACCACCAGGACCTTGGAAGGCGTGGGAATAGAGTTTCACGAACGGCAGGTCTTCACCGTTAGGAGCAGGGAGGAAACGGATCACGGCATAACCATTGCCGCTCTTATCTACATCTAGTTTCCACACACGGTCGTCAGACGAACCGCTGTTATTATTCATTTTTTCAACTTCTTTGACCAGTTTGGCAGTAAGATTGCCAAGTTTGGATTGCTTTTTAAGGTCGGAAAATGACATTTGGATTACCTCGGATTAGTTTGGATTCGGGGGATTTACTTGGATAGTATAGCGAAAATTGAATCACCTGTCAAGATATTGTTTGAGGGATTCGATGGTCTTATTCATACTACTGAAAAGTAAACTCATATCAGTTTCTGGTGGGAATCCCATCAGGGCAACTGACTTGCGTAGGTTCTCTTTCATCTCAACCGCTTGTGGGTCATCTGAAAGGGATAACCTAGTATACATCACTCTTTGCTTTTCTAGCAAGAGTTCAAGTTTTTCAATGTGTTCCAACTTGGTTTCACGGTCCATCATACCGAAAGTTAAAATACTTCCGTAGATATCTTCTTGCAACTTGTTGATTTCTTTCAGTTCTTCTTGAATAATATCAGAGTCAAAAAAGTTACTCATTGATTATTTCCCGTAAAAGTTTTTTATAAGAGAACACATCAATATTTAGAAACGGTGTATATTTTTTGATTTTTAAAGATACGGTCTCCCACACTGGGTCTAGGAGTTTTTTATCAAAAGCGTTTGAAAAATGGAATATTTTTTCGTAGATTGTTAATGTTTCTAGCGATAACTGCCCGCTTAGAAACTTTTTGAGAACTGGTGGGTGTCCTTTGGAACAGTTCAAGGCATCCTCTAATTTGATCTCCGAGAACAATTCGTTGCTTTGCTCTTTGAACAAGTAAGTCAAACTCTGTTGTCTCCGCATCCAATCGGCGTAAGTTCTTTCGCCAGAATTGATAATCTCCCCAATCCATAAATTACCTGGTGTGTCTGATGCTACAAAGTTTGATACCAAAAAATCCACGACTTCTTTATCATTATATTTGCGACTTGTCTTTTCGAACCAGTATTTGTCCTTACGTTTATTGAAGGATGTCATACTGGCACGAGTCTTCGCACCATACTTAAAGAAGTCGTATTTTGGATTTGTGAAATGATTTTTAAGTGACAAATAATGTTGATAAGTTTCAAATGGAGTCACGATCATATAGGCAGTTTTGCTCTCGAAGTTTTCTTCATAAAGTTAAGACGTGTTGCGTCCCACTTTAATCTTTCTTTGAGTGGTTTTGAAATGAGTTTGGTAACAGATTCTACTTCAAGATTATTGAGTTCGCAATAATGACAAATAGCATCAATATAGTTGAAGTTTTCTTCTGCAACAATCTTTTCGATTTCAAGAGCAAATTTTGAAGGTGTTAAAAATTTACTTTCTATTGCCTGTTCTAGTTCTTTATTCGGTTCCATAGAGTTCCAGTTTATCTCTAACAAACTTTCTAATGTATTCGGTGAGAAGTTTGATGTACTTTGATTTGTCTCTTTCTTCATAAACGACGCATTCTCCATTTTCGCAGGCCATAATGATTACAAGTTTTTTGACTGAAATACCAGTCAGTTCGTATAGCATACAACCATATGCCATACATTGAACAAAATAATGCTCAATCCACTCTCGTGGTTTTGGTTTTTTAGAAGTTTTAAAGTCAATTATTGCTAACTCGCCGTCATATTCAGCGATACAATCAACTGTCCCAGCAATACCTAATTGCTTACTATAT